CTTTTCAGTTATGAGCTTTTGGGGGCTGGGTGGGATCAACGTCTACCTCCTCGACCTCCTGCGCGGCAAATGGGAAGTGCCAGACCTTGAACCCTTAGCCATCGAGTTCCTTGAAAGCCACAGGCCCAAAGGGCCAAAGCGCCCACGCATTCGTGGTGCCGTTATCGAAGACAAGGCCAGTGGAACGGGTCTGATTCAAGGACTCAGGCGTAAAACAGCCCTGCGGGACATCCCGATCATTGCCAAGCAGCGCAGCATAGACAAGGTGAGCAGGGTCAACAACGTCCTGTCCTTCATCCGTGCGCGGCAATTGTGGGTGCCTGAATCTGCCGAAAGCGCGCCATGGTTGACGCCGTACATAAGCGAGCTTGCCGCATTTTCACCAGCCATGACGCATCAGCACGATGACCAAGTGGACGTAACAGTAGATGCCCTCGAAGAACTGCTGCAATCAGGCGGCGGCGTGAGCGAAGGCATGGACCTTTCTTAGGAGGAATTGGGGTATGGCATGGCTGAAATGTCTCACAGACGTGGTCACTCGTGAGCGGTACTTATGCGATATGGAAACAGGCATTTCCTACCGCAGGACGGTTGGGAGCCTTGTTTGGCCATGCGGGAACCGAAACGGCTGCGTTACCGTCCTGGGGGAATCACGCTCGCGTCAGAACGTCCTTGGCGGCCGCCACGACGTGCGATTGCTGGCAGAACAATACAGCGCCGATGTGAGCAAGCTCGTAGACTTTGTCGAGCTTTATACGATGGCCTTCGTCGTGCGCTCATGGGCCACGCCGCTTTCGGATACACGCGCCTTCATGCTCGATGACAAGAACGATGAGCGGCGCAGGGCGCGCAAGCCTATGATCAGATTTGACGATCCGCAGGGGTGGCACGGCAAGGGCGAGGGGCTGATGGCGTTTTACCATGCGCTTGTGCAGCGTCGGACGCTTTCAGAAAAGACTCTCTTCCTTGGCCAGGATTGCGAAGGGGCGAATGCCATCGGGAAAATGCAAGCTGAGGATATGACGGGCAAGCCGACTGATTACCCGGCTGCTGCCGCACTGTGCTTTGCATTGGCAGAGATAGACCTTAATGCCATGTCGGAATGGGAAGATCGAGTATCATTGGCTGGTGCGCCTGCCGATGAAGTAGGAGGATATTAGGCATGGAGACAGGGAAAATGCTGCAAATCAGCTATATGCCGAAGATACTGCGCAACATGGCTGAAATATGCGAAGAAATGGGCGTGGGCGAGAAGACCGTTAAAGCCTGGGTAAAACGAGGCGCGCCCATCGCTGTTGAGGGTGACGGGCGCAGGGTGAGATATAGTGCGGAGGCTGCGACACTGCAAAGCTGGAGGCTGTGTTAGATGTCCCTTTCTATCTCATAGAAACCATGCAGCAGATCACCCAAAATATCGCCCTTGCGCAGTTTGAGTTTCGCAACCAGATACATGAAAATGATGATTCTGTCGTATTGATCAATGCAATTATAGACTATTTTGGCATAATTTTCCTGAATTTTCATATCACTGATCGATTTTATAAATCCATGAATGTGTTCCACACTGTCGAAAAAATACTGAAATTTAGTATTCCTTGACCTTATTCTTACTACAAATTCAATGAATATTGCATTATATTCATCTATAACGCTAATCTCATGATTGCTTACATAGAATTGACTTATTTTTTCTTGTATTGCTTTCGGCCCCCTAGCCAGCTTATTAGAATCAGGGGAGCGAAAACGATCATCATAGCAGACGTCAAGAACTTCCGAAATACCCTCTTTTCCAAGTAAAAATTTATTTCCCTTAACCTGCTCCAGAAGCAAAACAAAAAATCTTTCATCCTGGTATTCTTGAGCTAGTTTGCGTTGTGATTCCATTTCTTCGCTTTGGTGCTTTGCTTCTTGTGCCTGAATTTCTATGGCCTTTCGCTGAAACGTTATTTCTTTGCGTTGCATGGCAAGTTCTTCGCGTTGCAGTTTGAGGTCATCTCTTTGAAGTTTGATTGATATGATAATTCCTAAAAATGCCAAACCGGAGAACAGCGTGTTTAATATGCCGAACGAGTCGCCCAAATTCCCCAATTTTGACAGGCAATTCCAGTTAAGATCAGTAGAATAAATTCCCCAGCCAAGTAAGCCTACCCATAAACCGATTACGAATACAAATAAAATCCAGATACAGCTGGAAAGCAATCTTTCCATACTGCCATGGAGGGTTACCTCGGCAGCGGCAGAAGCTTGTTCCGCTTGTGGCTGCCGGTCCGCAGTCCCTGCACTGGGGGATTCCGGTTCAGCTCCATTGGGGTTGGCTACTTGCAACTGCTGCTTCATAAATCCCTCGCGTAACGTCTTTCACACACATTCTGATTCGTTTCGGTCTTTTGATAATCTCGTATTCGTGTTTGTGTAAAGTCCGATGGTATCAGGGGAAAGAGGGATACTCATCACACAAGTGCGGGACAAATGAAAAACGCCCATCGCGGTTCAAAACGATGGGCGCTAAGTACGGCATAGTGCGGAAATGACTAGGCATCAGGCGTGGAGGGAGGGCGATTAAATGACAACTTAATTCGCTCAGCTATTGCACAATGTGATTGCTCAATATCCTTAAATGCTTTTTGGCGATCTTTATTGAACGTGTCAATATCAGTATCAAAAAATTTACAGTATACATGCCCAAAATTATTTAACACAGCAGAATAATTATCCCCATTAAGACCAATCTCTAAAATAAATGCTAGTCCAACATGCAACGCTCGCATCCTAACTGCATGATATTTTGAACTATTGCTACATGATATCAATTTTAATGAATACAAGCCGTGAGCTACGCCAATAATAACTGAAGTAGCTGCCAACTGCTTTCTATTGTCAATGTCTTTTAAACTATTCGCAGAACTATTAAAAATACTATCATAGACAATCCGAAGCAATGACCCCCCACAACAATCAGCAGATGTCTCCTCTTTTTTCATCTCATCATTATCGACAACAGTTGAATGACCAAATATAGTATGCACAATTTCATGATTAATCATTGCAAAAACAGCCGATATAAAAATAGAATTAATTATAAATACATATGTGACATTTTGATTACTCTTTGGAATAGATGGAAAAAAATTATCTATTGTTTCCTTATCATCACAGCAAATTTTTTGGGCAATAAATCTTAATAATCCCACTCCAATATTAACTATTGATTTCCCAACAATAGTAAACGCAGAAAATTCTTTATAACTATCCAACATTTCGTCAGTTTTCAACTTAAATTCTATATCCAATCCATATTTATTTTTGAAAAATTTCGTATATTCCACGCAAAGGCTATCTATCCAATTAAATGATTGAGAAATGATATCTGTTTTCAAATCAGACTCAACCAAAGATGCTACTTCTCTTATCTCCATGAGAACTCCCCAAAATTGTTTGTCAACCCATCCACAGATTTTCCTCAGCCCTTCCTAGATACTCCCTAGTCTATCCTCGTGTAAACCCCATGCTACGCTTCCCCGCAAACAGGAGCGTAGGCCATGGCCGACAATTTCAGCATTGCACATACCTTTACCGCAAAGTGGGAAGGCGGTTTGTCAGACGATGCCGCAGACAGCGGCGGCCTGACAAAGTTTGGCGTTGATCTGGCCATGATGCAAGATATTGCATCCACGCAGGCCGGACGCGACACCCTTGACCGCATGGGCATTATCCTGCCCGTCACTCGCAATACCATCAAAAATCTGTCCGAAACCCAAGCCGCCAGCATCTACCGTTGGCAGGCATGGGAAGCCCTCAAACTCGACCTCATCCCCCTGCGTCCAGCCGTCGTGCTCTACGATGCTGCCGTAAACAGCGGCCCCAAGCAGTCTGTGCGCTTTGCCCAACGCGGCTACAACTCGTGTGTTCTCTACGGCCAGCCTTTGGATGCAGACGGCATCATGGGCCCAGCTACTCGCAAGGCTATGCAACAGGCCGATACCGACAAGATACTCATGGCCATGCTCTACCAGCGTGAGCAGTTCTATCGCTCCCTTGTGACGGGCAAGCCCAGCCAGGAAGTATTCCTCAGGGGCTGGCTCAATCGCGTTGCTGACCTGCGGCGCTATGTCAGGGGGCTGTGATGAGCTGGGCTGACGTAGGCAAGGCCGTTGCAAAGGTAGCCCCTGTATTGGGTGGGGTACTTGGAGGCCCGGTTGGAGCCATAGCTGGGGCCGCTGGCGCACTCGTCGGCTCGTTTCTTGGCGTAGACGCTGACCCTGAGGCCATCACAAAGGCCATGGCAGACCCTGACACCCTTCTCAAGCTTAAACAGCTTGAGGGTGATGAGCGGCAGCGCCTGCTTGAATGGCAAACCACTCAGCTCAACGCCGAGCTCGAAAACGTCAAATCAGCCCGCGAACGCGAAGTTGCGCTTGCTCAGGCTGGACACGGTGCAAGCTGGGCGACAAGCATCGTGTCTTGCATCGTGACCATTGGCTTCTTCGTCATGCTCTACCTCGTTATCAGCGGCGGCAAGGCCGAACTGGGCGACGCTGGTCTGATGCTGCTCGGCACCCTGGCCACCGGCTTTGGCGCGGTCATCAACTACTACCTTGGCTCCTCAATTGGCTCGGCTGCTAAAGACAAGCTCATTGGTTCTTCGAGCGCCGGCGGGGGCAAGTGATGTCTTCCGAGGCCTTCGACCACGAGGCGCGTCTTGCCCGTATTGAGACGAAAATGGACGCCCTCCACACCCGCATCGATGAGGTGGTTGTCACGCAACTTAAGGATCAGGGGAAACGTATGCGCGACCTTGAATCAGAAGTTCGTGACCTACGGGAAGACCGGGCCAGGGAAGAAGGCAAAAAGGCGGGGAGCAAAGCAGTACTTGTGGGCATTTTCGCTGGGGTGTCAGCCGCGAGCAGTGCTTTGGGCGCAATCATCACCAGATTATTTTAACGAGAGCAAAGAGAATGGACGCAGCTCAGCAGCAAGCCACGAACATAAGTGTCCTCACATCTCAGCTTTTGGCTGAGTTCAGTGAGGCTCAGTCTGCTCGCACAATGGTGAACGAGCGTTGGCTTGACGATTTGCGCCAGTATCGCGGCATCTATCCTGGTGACGTGTCCAGACGGCTCAAAAAGAACAAAACCTCACGCGCCTTCTATCGCCTGACGACGGCCAAGGTTAACACCATGACCGCTAGACTCATGGACTTGCTGTTCCCGCAGCGCACGAAGAACTGGTCTATCTCCCCTACCCCAGACCCAATGCTCCCTGATGACGTGGTGATGGAGGCACTCAAGGACGAGATTGAACCCGTCGCGCAGCAGATCATTGCCGAAATGGTGCAGCAGCTACAGGCGCAAAATGAGATCCCTGACGCTTGGGCCATGCAGAATATTCAGGCCCAAGCGTACAATCAGGCTTTTGCGCAAGCAGACACAGAAGCTGCCAGAATCAGGATTGCCCAAGATCGCGCCAAGGCCATGGAAAACGTGATCGATGACCAGCTTAAAGAGTGCAACTCAAACGGCCAGCGCCGCCCAAGCTGGCGGCAAAATAGCCGCACGATAGTCAAAAGCTCGTGTCTCTATGGCATGGGGGTGCTTAAAGGCCCCCTGATTGAGCGTGTTGTCACAAAAAGGTTCGTCCCAACCAAAGATGCGTCAGGCAATGTATCGTGGAAGGAACAAGAATTCTCGAAGGATTTGCGCCCATACCACGAGGCTGTGAGCATTTGGGAAATCTACCCTGACCCAGGTGCGCGCGTGCCTGCCGAACTCAGATACGTTTGGCAGGAACACACCATGACCGACAAGGACTTGGCTGACCTGCAAAACTTCCCAGGCTTTAATGCTGCGTTGATTCGGGAACATATGGAGGCCAACGAAGATGGCGACGCGCAGCTAACCAACTGGGAAACTCAGGTACGCGAGCTCAACGACGACAATATTTCCAATGGTCAGCCGCTAAAAAAGCGGTTCCGCGTTTACGAACGGTGGGGATTCCTTTCGGGCAAAGACCTCGCGTCTGCCGGTGTCGAAATAGCCGAAGAGGACATGACCAAGATTTATTCCTCATGCGTCTGGATTCTTGGCAATTCCATTATCAAAGCCTCAGTGAACCCCCTGGAAGGCGTTGATATCCCCTACCACTTTTTCCCGTATCAGGATGACGACTCGTCTTTCTGGCCAGAAGGAATCGCGTACCAACTGCGCACCCCGCAATCTGGCATCAATGCTGCCGTCAGAGCCATGCAGGATAATGCTGGCGCATCTTCCGGCCCCATCTATGGGATCAACACCCAAGCTCTCGACAGCTCTCAATCCGTTGATGAGATGCGCGCCAATAAGCTGTTCCTGTTCTGCAAGGCAGGGATAAACCTGTCCCAAGCTTTTCAGGCCGTTACGGTTCCGTCCGCGATTGAACACAACATGGCCCTGCAAAACTTCTGGCAGCAGGTTGGTGACGAGGTATCCACCCCACGCTTCAACCAGGGCGACGGCAATATTGCGGGCGCAGGCAAGACGGCCAGCGGCCTCTCCATGCTCATGGGCGCGTCCAACATCCTGCTCAAGGATCACGTTAAGGACTTTGACGACTTCATCGTGGCCCCATTCATAAGGGCCATGTTCCGTTGGAATATGCAGTGGTCCACCCGCGAGGACATCAAGGGAGACTTTGAAGTGGTCGCCTCCGGCAGCCAATCCCTCATTGCCAAAGAGGTGCGCGCCCAGCAGGTTCCTGCACTGATCGGATATCTCGGCTACCCAGACTTCAAGCCGCATCTCAGGGCCAAGGCTCTGCTGGAAGTGGCACTTGAACAAACAGACCTTCCTGTTG